AGCAGGATCTTCTTCCCGCCGGCCTCGTCGGCCTTGACCGCCGACACCCAGCCGTAGGCCGGGGCGTCGTCGCCGGGGTGGCCCACCACGGCCGGGGGCTCGTGGAAGGTGGGGTCCCAGGTGGCGACGGCCTTTTCCACCAGGGCGTCGCCGTCATGCTCGCGCCCCAGGTTGTCGGTCTGCGGTCCGCCCGCGAAGATCTCCACCCAATCGTCGAAGCCCGTGAAATTCAGCATCAGGAATCCCCCATGATAAAATCGGAAAGTTGCGCCATGATCACCGGCCAGTCCTCGTCTTGCACCATCATGAAGGGCCGGGCCGGGATGTCGCCCCAGGGCAGCGTCATTTGGCGCGTGTGGGCCTTGACGCGGGACTGCTTGCCCGAGGCCGTCTTGCGTACGTGGGCCTTGATCTGGGCCGTCACGCTGCCGAAACGGCCCTGTTTCGCGCCATAGTGCATCGTCCCGGCGTAAATGACGTTGGTGCCCACCGCCACGGCGTCGTCCCCGGCCCGCACGGTGAAGCTGTTTTTGAGGCGGGCCGTGTCCACCAGGGTCTGGCCGCCGCGCTTGGATTTCGCCCAGGGCGTGGGCCGTCCGCCCGCCTCGAAATTGCGCACGATGGAGGTGCGCACGGTCTCGCCGATAATCGTCATGGCGGGCCGCAAATGCCCCAGGCGGGCCTGGATGGCGGCCAGCATGTCGCGGATCCGCGCGTCCTCGATGCCGACGGTGATGTCGAAGGGCATCAGGCGCCTCCCCAGGCGGACTTGGCCGGGTTCGTGTCGAAGCCCGGGTCCGGCATGAGCAGCCGGGCGGGCAGTTCGTTGCCCTCCGCGTCGCGCGGCGCGATCAGCTTGCCGGTGGGATCGTCCATCTCCACCGTCAGCCCGTCGCGCTCGATCTCGGCCCTGCTCAGGGACACCACCGAGCAGCGGCAGCGGAAGCCGTTGGGCGGGTACCAGGTGTCCCAGAAGGGGTGGTCGGCCGGGAAGACTTTGCCGTTCAGGGCCGCGTGGGTGGGACGCGTGCGGGAATCATTCACCGCGCTGTAGCGCCAGTAGGGCCGCTGCGCTTTCGCTTCACTCATTTCCTTGTAACGCCCCACGTTGTAGGCCGTCTGGAGATTGGTGCGGAAGATGTTGTCCGCCCGGTAGCCCTCCCAGCCGCGCGTTGCCATGATCTCACCCAGGTCCGCCTTGAAATCCGCAAAAGTCGTGCCCTCCTCGATGGCCCGCTGGATGGCGTCGAAGACGGTCTGCAGCTGGTCCTTGCTGGCGAGATCGGCAACGCTGAAGGCCTTGGCCCGCACCCCGGCGGCCAGGCGCCGCAGGGCGGACTTGGTCTCCACCAGAAGCGTGCTCCAGTACTCGATGGCGGCCTGCATGGGCAGGGAGAGCAGCTTGACGTCAGGCATCGCCGCCCTCCTCGCGCACCGTGCGGCGGCCGTACAGCTCGGCCGCGAGCAGGCTGCGCTCGAGCGCCGCCACCAGGTTGTCGCTGGCCATATTCGGCGCGATGGCCTGCAGGCGGCTCACCGCCTCTTCGAAATCGGCGGCGCCCTCGATGGCCATGCGGATCTTCTCCTCGTTGGCCGCAAAGTCCGGCAGGGCCTGGGCGATGGCGTCGTCGGCCAGGGCCTCGATGGACTGCTGTTCGGCGGTCATCTCGGAACGCTCGGCGAACTGGGCCGGCGCTTCCTCAGCCGGAGGCACCGGGGCCGCGGCGGCCGGCGGCGTCACGAGCTCGTCGCCGTCTTCCGGCTCCGGCAGACCGTAGGTTTCGTAGAAGTAGCGCCGCGCCACGGGCACCCCGATCTCGCGCACCAAAATCTTGTCGCGCTCGGCCTGGGGCTTGAGATCCTGCTCCTCCTCCACCCGGATCCACAGCTGGGGGTAGTCGTTCTGGGGCCCCAGGTTCACGTCCACGATCCAGCGCACCAGCGAGGCGTTGAGGCATTCGCACAGCAGATCCGCGTCGGCCTTGATGATGTCCTGGCGCACCTCGTCGTGGGTCTGGCTGGCGGCGTAGCTGCCCTCGTCCTTCACTTCCGTGGTGAGCGTCTGGCCCAGGACGGCCTTGGAGATCTGGCGGTCCATGTAGTCGCACAGGCCCTGGTAGCTGGCCTGCCCCGTGCGGGCGGCCTCCAGCAGCTCGACGGTCATGTTCTCCGGGATCTTCATCCCGGTCTCGGTCTGGATGGCGTCCAGGGCGTCCATCAGGTCCTGCTGCAGCTTGGTGTCGGTGCCCGGCGGGTATTTCCCCACCACGGTGGGCATGCCGAACTTCTCCAGGAAGACCAGCCAGAACTTGACGCCGTGCTTCTTGAACCACACCGGCCACCACAATTTCTGCCCCAGGCCCTTGCCGTAGGGGTTGTCCGAATCCCCCCAGGTAAACGTGATGAACTTGCGGGGCGGCAATTCCTCGCCGTCGATCATGCTCTGGGGCGTGAGCAGCCGCAGCTCGCGCTCCGGCGTGAAGACGAAGCGCCGGGGGTGCTTGCCCATGATCTTCTTGGGCATCCACAATCCGCCGCGCGCCTGCCACATCACCTCGGCCGACTTGAATCCGTAGAGCACGGCCTGCAGCAGCTCGGCGCAGGCCTGGGTGAAATTCATGGAGGAGAGCGCCTCCTCCACCAGCTCGGCGGCCTTCTTGGCCTTGCGGCTCTCGTCGGCCGGCAGCACTTCCCACTCCTTGCCGATCACGGAGAGATAGCGGGTCTGCAGCACGGCCCCGGCGTGCGGGTCGCGCTCCACCTCGTCGTAAAGACGCAGGCCCTTACCGTAGGCCTCGCTGCGCAGGACCGGATCCGGGTTTTCCAGGCGCGTGAGATAGCCCGCGAAGATGTCGATGTCCTTGCGGGTGCTGGCGATCTCGTCTTTTACGGGCCGCGCCACGGGTTGCTGGTCGCTGTCAGCCATTCATGAACCTCCCCAGGCGCGTGAACGACCGGCGCCGGCCGGTGGATTCGAATTCGATGGGGCCGGCGATATCCTGCCGGCTGCGGTAGTCCGCCAGCAGCCCGGCGATGGCGCTGTCTCCGTGGCGCTCGCCCTTCTTGTCGGTCTTCCCCTGGGGGACGCGCGGCACGCCGCGCACCAGGCGCACGGCCCGGTGGTCTTCCAGGACGTCGTCATGGCGAACGATGGTGAGGCCGCGATCCTCGAAGGCCGCCTTGTATTTCGGGAATTCGTCCCGGTAGAACTGCTCGGTAAAACTGATGCTGTCCACCATGATGGGTCCCCAAGCGTCGGTGGCTTCCTCGGCCACAAACCCGCCGTTGCCGCCGGCGTCGATGGCGCAGCCGCCGAAGCGCGGCAGGCCGTTGCCGACGGCCAGCACCACCTGGGCCTGCTGGCGGTAGGGCACGTTGTGCAGCTCCACCAGAAACGGCCAGCGTTTGTGCAGGGTGGCGCCGATCTCCAGGGGCACGATGTCCGTCATGTCGCCCACCCGGGCAAAGTCCATCCCGAAGACGTGCCGGCGGCCCCGGTCCAGCTTGTCCAGCTCGGGCTGCAGCACATCGCCGACCCAGTCGTTCATCTCCGCCCGGCGGCGCGGCTCCGGTGCCAGGTTGAAGGATCGGCTGCCGTCGAAACGCAGCAGGGGCGCGTCGGCCATGCAGGCTTCCACCAGGGCGCGCGGCAGATAGGCCCCGCCGCCGAAGGACGGAATGACGAAAAGCTCTTCGTCCTCGTTGGGGTGGTAGCGCCGCACCAGGGCTGCGCGCCAGTCCTGCTCGGCCCCTGCGCTCCAGGTCTGGCCGGTCACCTCGCAGATGCGCCGGTACAGGCCGCCCGCCAGGGCGTCGTCCAGGGTCACCCGGTGGACGGAGTAGTCGTTGCGCCCGCTGCGGGCATCCTGGATGAGGCCGTTGAACGGGTTTTCGTCGCCGTTGTGGGTGCTCAAGATATGGACGGTGCCGCCCCACATGGTCATGGCGAGCGCGGCTTTGAGGACCTCGTCGATATCGTCCACGAAGGCGGCCTCGTCCACCACCAGGCGCTCGCGGGGCCGCCCCTTGCTGCGCAGGTTACGCGGGTTGCTGGAAAACGTTTTGATGTGGTGGCCGCTGTCGAACGGGATGTCGTAAACGTGGATGTCGCGCCCGTCGTCGCGGGTGAGCACCTGCTCGCCGATCTCTCCGGCGGCCTTGTGGAAGGCCCGCGCCCAGGTGGCGCAGTCCTGGATGAAGCCGGCCGTCATCTCCTTGTCGTAGGAGATGTAGTAGACATTGGCACCCCGCTCGGCGTCGGCCGCGTGCAGCACGGCATCGGCCGCCTCGCAGTAGGAAAGCCCGATGCGGCGCGACTTTTCGATGATCTTGACCGGTGCCTTGTCTTCCACCCACCGGCTCTGGTATGGCAGCAGGACGGCGCTCATGCGGCGATCTCCGACATGATGGCCGCTCGCAGCGCATCGATCGTGGCCGCGCCGGCGCCCTGTTTTTTGGCGGCCTTTTCGACGGCCTGGACCGCCTTGGCCCGCTCGGCATCCCGGATCTTCTTCTCCAGATCCATGTTCTCCTTGGCCGCCTTTTCCAGCCGGTAGACCGAAATCGCCAAGCTCTTCAGAAGCTTGGGATCGATATCGTCGACATCGTCTTCGCTGGCTTTCATAGCCACGCGAAACGCAAGCCCGCGCACCATCTCGTTCAAAAGTTTGCCCACTTCCCCCTGGGGCTCGCTGCCCATCTCGCCGATCCACATGCGCGATACTTCCCGGGCCTGGCGCAACTTTTCGCCGACTTTCTCCATCTTGACGGCATAGCGGTTGACGGCGGACTTGCTCAAGCGGTCCGCGTGGCCCTCCTCCGCCAGGATGGCGTTGATCCGCGCCGTGGCGTCCAGCTGGGTCACGCGCGGGTCGCGCAGCAGCTCCTGGAGCTGTTCGCGGATGTCGTCCGGCAGGCGGTCGATGGAGGATTGCTGGTGCTTGGCCACGCGCTATCCTTTCGGCCGGGGCTTCTTGACGCCGTCGATGCGGCACTTGCCGCTGGCCGCGTCGCAGCCGCGCCCGGTGATGTGCCCCACCAGCACGCCGGCCACGGTGTCGATCGTGACCAGGCCCTGCTCTTCGAGCCAGCGCATTTCGGTGCGCACCTGGTCGCGGCTGCAGCTGTGGCCGAACATACCCAACACGTCCAGGAGCATGGACTCGTTGAGGGAGTAGCCCTCCTCGGCGATGGCCCGCAGCATGACCAGGCGCATGTCGGATCGTCGCAAATCGGCAAAAAGCATTATTTTCTAGCTCCCCCCTGATTGATCAAAAATTCGTTGATCAGG